ATAACGCACCGTGCTATATCTCGAATAAGACCCAGCACTCCAAACCGAGGCTAATTGATAACGTTTGTAAAGATTAAACAATTGGTTATGATTTACACTAACTTCTTTCGCTAATTGCTGAAGGTAAGCCGTTGTTTTAGGTTGTCGTTTATCAGGTGGTAATGTTTCAATAACCTTTTGGCTATAATTAATACTATACATTAGAAATAAAGTTTAAAGAGTTTGTAAAGGTTTGCCCTGTAGTATCTTCCTCAACGATATACCCCGCAATAGTTGGGAACAATCTGCTTATTGTAGTTTTATTTTGTATTAGATAAGTTCCATTTGCAAAGGTTGTAAAGCTATCTCTTACTTTTATATCCTTAATCAAAATATCGTTTACACCTGTTATAGTTCTAATTGCCAATTCTAAATCAGATATTTTTAATTGTCCGTTAAATGATAGGTTTGATAAAAATAATTGAATAGCATTAATAACCGTGCCTTGAATAGTTGAACTATATTGTCCATCGTAGAAAATGTCCGCAGCAATATAAACTCTGTCTGCATCTTGTGAAATACAATTATATTGCACTCCTGCAACTCCTAAAGCGTTAATGTATCCTTGAAGTGCTCCAAGTTCCGCAACACTTAACGCTACTGGCGGCTCACTCTTTGCAACTTTTACCGTTACTTTGTTTGATATTGTTGTAACTACAGAACAGCGTGTAATAATTCGCAAAGAAGCATCTACGACATTATAAGAAGGTACTAAATTGTTTATCTGTATGATTTGCGGATTTGTAGCGGAGTATTGAAACTCGAATATTTTTTTAATTAACCAACTCGCTGTGTTTGGGATTGCTTGGCTTAAAGCTGTTTCGTTTTCTGTTTTAAAAACGTCAATAATTTGCTCTAATAATAAAATACTAACAGCAATTACATAAGAGAAAAGCCTCCAAATTGCACGGGTACTTGTGCTGTTTGCTTCCGCTAATTCGGGAGTGTTTTGAATATTTGCAATTATACTCGCTTGTATTTGTTCAATCGTTCTTGCCATTTCTTAATTGTTTTCTAGGTTAGTTGTTCCTGTTGTGTAATATTCTTGAGGCTTTGACGTTTCGTCTATCCAATGCGCTTTAAATTGTATTTTGTAATGATACACGTTTGAGTGCTCAAAATCTTGTTCCTCGCTAACCTTGGTAAAGATACTGCTTTTATCGGACTTAAAATGTGAAATTGATTTAACTACCAAATCCCGTAATGAAAAAATATTAAAGTTTTCATCCATGTTAGAGCCGTTATAATAATCTTGTCCTATGTGGATAGTAATATCAATGTCCGAGCCTTGAATATATCCGCCTATTGCCTGAGTGTCGTTTGTTTGAACTTCAACCAAAGCGCAAGGCATAGGGAACGAATAAAGCGAACCGTCCTGCATGTATTGAAATTGATTATTCCAAATAGTAACAAACTTCAATTGTTCAATTAATTTTAGTCGGTTTATTATTTGTTGTATTATATCCCCCATATTTTATTTACTTTTTGATTAATTTTTAATAATAGCTTCTTATTTAATTCAGCAGTAGTTCCAACGAATTGACGTTGTGGTATTACAATATCGTGCGGCCCGACTTTTACCTCTGTTTCAAAATTTCCTTTCCCTTTTTTAGCAAATCTTGTTTTATTAGTAGATTTTGTAATTTTGAAATTCATTGTTTTTACACTTGATTTTTTATGAATTACACCGCCCTCATTTTGAATTTGTGCGTAAGGATTATTTACTACCAATGTATAAGATAAATTACTATTTTTTACCCCTGTACTTACCGAGTTTGCAACGTCTTTTCGTAACCTTCCTGATCTTTTACCTTGTAAGATTGCTCTCGTGCTTCCTCCTGTTCGAATATCTTTCTTCGTTGGGTTTGTTCTACGCTTTACGTCCCTCCATGCTTTACCGTCAAAACCCTGATTTTTAAAGTTAGACATAAACTCGTTCTTTGCCACGTTGGCTAAGTCTAACGATAAGTCCAAAGATTTGATTTTCCGCTCTATTTGTCCGAAATTAAATTTATTCGCCATCGTCTACTAATTTTAAAACGCTATCTAAACCTTCTTTTGGAATATCGAAGTAAGGGTGTGTTTCATTAAATATAGCTTTATCACGATACGGATTGCTATTAAATAAATCCTCTCTTTTGTCGTCCATTTCTTTACTGACTTCATCGGCTTTTGTTTGTGGTGTTAATACTGCATCAAACTCATCTAGTTGCTCAATAGTGCATCTACAGTTAAAATGATTTAACGGTGTGTTGCTATCCCAAAAGCTATCCGCTACTGGTAAACAAATCCCGTCTAAAGGTAAACAAATCTCACTTGTTTGACTATCTATTACGGCACTATATCTTAAAAATGGTAATGTTTCTTTTTGTTGTTCTATTTGTTCCCAACGTTCAACCATTTGCGCCTGTCCTATTGTAGTGCTATATTCTGTTTGTGCCCATTGTTTATAATATTGGTCAAAAGTCTTTTCAGCTTCAATCGAATATTCTTTAAATGTTTTAATATCTCCGTTATCTTTTAATAAACTTAATTCTCTAACGCTATGGTAAACTTTACAACCCGAAAATATCTCTAAATTAGAGGTAAGCTCTGCAATCATTGATTTGCTTATAGTACCTTCTATTTTGCCAAGCCCCCCAATTAAAAACGCTGAAATAGCTTTATACAAATCTAAAGGAAGGCTATCGACATCGATATCACCCGCATAGATGCCCTCCAATAGATTGTTAATTTGCTTTTCAGTATATTTCATTATTCTTCCCCGAATAGGTGTTCATCTAACAATAATAATTTCGCTTTATCTCGAATATCCACGCCATCTAAAAGATTTAACATGTCGCTATATTCTGCAACTGATTTCAATTGTATATCTCTAAAGAATTGTAAAAATCCATAGGTAGTATGTTCCTTGCGTGTGATGATTTCATCGCTTGTAAATTCATACCCTAGATAAAGCGTGTATTCTAAATTATAGGCTTTTTCGATTACATCGACTAAATTTAAAAACGTGCTTTGTGGCGTGTTTATAATTGGCAAAGTTACATCTACATTCCAATCGACTAAAAAGTTTTCGATTTTCTTTGCGTGTACTAATTCATCGGAACTCTCGTTAGCAAAGTATTCTCCTGCTCTTTTATATCCTACGTTGTCACACCAATTAGAAGCGGACCGATAAAAATAATAAGCGGTGAACTCATCTTTTAAGCGAACTAATAACGCATCAATTGTATTTTGATTTAAAGTGTTTGGTTTCATTATTTGTACATATTTTTAAGTTTATCTTTTATGCTTGTTGTCGGTGTTACAATTGGTGCTATTACCTCGGGTGCTACTTCTGCAAGTTTTATTCCTGTTTGCTCCTCGAAATAGTCTTTATCCATTTGAAGTCCTGCTTTTTTGATTTCAACAGCTTGACCTATTACCCTATCGTTATTTTCGTGAACTTCGTGATCGTTTTTAAATTCAAAAATACAATCTTCTGGAATATTAAAACCAAACTTTATTAATCTAGGTATTAACTCGCTATTAATAACATCGGTTATAAATACCCCGTCTTTAGACTGCTTATCCTCCATTGCTTGTTCGCTAGGGCTTTCACTTCCTTGTGTTGCTCCTAATTTACCTGCTGTGCTATCCAATGCGTCTGCGTGTCCTAAAATAAGTTTTGATATTAAACCTTGCAAACGTTTCTCAAAGTTTGCGTATGCTTGCCATGCACTACCAACATTACCGCTTTCAATCAATTCTATTTGGTCATCGATAGCGTCCATTAATATCCATCCTGCACTACCCATATCTTGAAGAGCAGCAGCAAAATTCTCACGCTCTGCTAATTCTGTTTTGTTTGTCTTTCCTACTCTAATAGGCTGACCGAATAACTCTAAAAAGTCGCCATTATATCCTAAAATGTTACGTAAAAAGATTTGATAAAGTGCAACCTCGTAAAATAAGCCGTAACCACTATCGCTAGTGCCTATATCATTCGGAGTGCTTAAATAAATATGCCAATCGCTCCAAGGTTCATCTTTGAACGGTGTACCGCTTAAATTGTAAGCCATATTTGAAACTACATATCTATCAGGCGATACATACCAGCGTTTAGTAACTTTAATATCTTTAAATTGATTATCTACGCAATCCCCTAACTCAATTAAACTATAACCATAAAGCAAAGTATCCAACGAGTGCGAAATAAAACGATTAAACCAAGGCTTATTTAAAAGTTTCGCAACGTCATCGTTAACCTCTCCTTTACTATTTACAATTTGCCAATCTCTTAATGTTGTTAAATCCTTTCGACGTTCAACACACGCCTTTACGTGTCCGTCTAAAATTGTATCGATGTAGATTTGTTGCATTCTAACTCTAAAAGGGTTAAAAGGTCTCTCTGCTTCTTCACAAGCTACTCGCCAAGATAGGGTATCTTGTTTAATACGTGCTAATCTTATCGGAAGTGTTGTTTTTGATAAGTTTGCTTTAGCTTCTTCGCTTTGCACTATATTCGGTACATTTGGTTGTCCGAACCAAAGAAACCCCTTAGGTAATATATTTTTAATTGATGCCATTTAGTAAATGTTTACATTTTTTTCGTTACTACCCCATTGAATAAAGCGTCCTGTTGTTGGCTGTATTTCTAGCCTTGGAGTGACTTCTCCAAGTGCACACATTTTAAGCCATGCAATCGCATTTTCATAACGTGTAATTCTTAACTCTGGGATGTTTCTCGGTGCTATTCTGCTATGCAAATGATATAAAGCAATATCAATAATGTAGTTCAATAGCTGTGGATCTCTTGCCGTTCCCGTTTTATTCAATTCATCGTCAAATAAATACTTTTGGATTAAATAAGAACGAGCCTCTCCAATTGCGGTTAACTCTGCTTGTTGTCTTATTGCCTCATTTTCATTTATTATTTGCTGCAGATTACTATCCTGTATAAGTAATAAGAAATCTTTATTATTTAAGTAACTCATAATCAATGGATATTTTGTTTTTATACTTTGCAAAGATATTACAAAGGTCTATCATTTCATCTTTTTTAACCTCTGTTAAATCCCCTTTCAATTCCTTTAAAAATTGTGCAGCTTCTTTAACTTTCACAAAATTAGAAATTACGCCTGTTTTTTTGTTTACTATGTAGTACATATTTAATATCCTGATTTAGATTTACTTCTACCGATTGTTATTCCCATACTTTTACTACCTCTTTGGTAATTTTGAAACTCCGTATTAAAAGCCGTGCAACAAATATAATCGAATAAATCGGAATAGTGCCCCACTTTTTGAAAACGTGCCCCCGTCTGCGGATTTGTTGCCATTTCTTTTAACTTCGTTCCATCGCTTGCCTCTTTCAATCCTATGAAATCGCTTATTGCAGTCTTGCAATTCTCTCCGATTATTACCTTTATGCCGTCGAAATTCTTTTCAAAGATAGTATTAATAAAATTACCACGCATAACTACACTAGGGTTACTTGCCTGTACTCTGTTACGTGGTTTAAATTGTGCTAGGTTATCTAATATCAATCGATAAAAATTATAACCGTGTTCCAATTTAGTATCCGATTTGTTAGCCGTTGCGTCTCCATAAACAAACATTCCGCTTTCGTGCCCTTGGTATTTTCTTATGATTTCATTACATACGGCTTTAACGGTGTTGTTCGGACTAACTCCGCTTATCTCGTCAATCATTCTCAATTCTTTACCCTCGATTTGAAAGATACCACAAGGCAAATAAGGGTTAACGTTGTCATCCCAGCTAATGTGAAGCGGTAAGGATGGATTATAGTTAGTATGTTTAACATGTTGGTCTATTTCAAAGCATTTGTAAAACTCTCCACCTGTTTTTAATTGTATATCCCAGTTGCCTTCGACAAATACCATATACTCAAACGTTGGTAAGTTTTTTAAGTTGTCAAGGTAGGCTTGTGGCAAATATGGGTTATCGGTTATTTTTGCAGGAATATAAACCCATTCAGTCGGTAGAGTTCCATTTTTCCATCTGTCATAAATCAATGTTTTAACCCATCCAAATGTAGGGTTACATGTTGCTAATATAACGGGCTTAGGTTGGATGCTGTCTTTTATTATCCAACTCCCTGCACGTTCAAACGCTTTGTAAAATGTTTGTTGTTGGCACTCGTTAATCTCTTCAAATAGAAAGCCATTAACCTCCAATCCTTTCATCCAATCTAGGTCTTTATCCTGGGCGTAATTTTCAGATTTGAATAATATAACGGATCCGTTTGGGTGGTGGTACTCATAAGGGGATTGTCTAACCGTACCACTTGGCTCTATTTTTCTAAACGATGGGATTGTAGTCGTTCTTATTTTCTCCATGTCCTCCCGAATAACGCACCACCTAGAACGTGGGAAAACCTCACACATAATAAGAAGGGCGGACAAACCCCAAACAGATTTACCGCCTCTAATACTTCCGCCGTACATCAAAAAATTATATTTTTCCGATTGCAATAATATCATTGCCTCGGTTTGTTTGGCTGTTAGTTCCATTGTTTAGGGTTTCCGTACAAATCACTATAAGAAGGAAAATTATTTTTAAGTATTTTAGATTGTTTTTTTTTAAATAATTTTACTTCTTTTGTATTTCTACTTTTTTGTTTTTTTTGAGCCATTTAAATCTTGATCTCATTATTACCCCAAATAATTGAATTACCTTTCAATTCGTTTCCGTCGGAAGTAACGTCTATTGCTTGGGATGCCTTGCCCTCTGTTCGGTCGGTAACTTCTTTTAAATAGTTCAATTCCTCAATAGCTTTTTTAACTGCTGCGTAGGCTGCATTTTGTGCCATGGTTTGAGGGTCAAAAACATTAAATTCCTCAATATCTAATCGAATTAATTTATTATACCAATAGCTGATGGATGTTTCTTTACTCCATGCTCCATTTGCTCTATTTTGTGGATTATCGGCAAATCCGCCTTTTCCTTTTGGGTTATTTATATCTCCTTGCTTTGGCATTTTTATCTTACTTTGAAGTTAATCAATCTGATACGTTAAATAATAATAATTACTATTTTTCTTTAATTTCTTCCATTCTTTGAAAGTTATTATTTTTTCAAAGGTAGTAAAAGTTTGTTTATGTGTTGCAACTAATCGCAATTTTGTTTCGGGGTCTAGCATTCCGTATAAGTACCATCTGAATTAAGATAAACACCATCGGAAATATAAACTCCATCAAATAACTCATCATCTGTCAAATCTTTTGATAATTCGTTGTATAAGTCAATTGCTGCTTCATTTTCATTTAAACTAAAATTTTTATTTGGTCTAGTTCTGCTCATTGTTAATTTATCATAAATTGAACTTGAAAAATAAGTAATGTTTTTTAATTCCAATATTTCTTTAATTGTCATTTTATCTAATAAAGTATCCTTGCAAATAAATGAAAATTCAAATATAGCTGTATGATTATTATAATAATAACTAAATATATTATCACCAAAGCATCCAAACTTTGCTTTTTTATAATAAATATTATTTAAAAGCATTTCTTTTTTTATTTCTTCTAAAAGATTATTTAATTTTAATTCTTTTTTTTCTATTTTCATTTTAATAGATGTTAATTTTAAATTTTCCATATTTTTTATTTTTTACAAATTTACAAATATTTTTTTAAATTGTTCTAGCATTTTATATTGTATATATTTGTCCATTAATATTGTGTAAGCAAATCGCTTTTTTTCCTAGTTCAATAAGTTCGTCAATTCTATATTTTTGTAATTCTTTCAAAGTATCTTTATTTTCTTTACACTCAATCCATAAATCGACCTCTCCTGTCTTCATGCAAAGTAAATCAGGATAACCACTGTCAGACAATTTAATAATATTTAAAACTTTCCATCCTTTAGATTTATATTCTTTGATAATTTTATTTTGGAATTTGCTCATATTGTTTTAAAGTAAAGTTTTTCTTTTTTTCAATAACTTTTAATATTTGTAAATCTAAAGTTTTTTTAGCTAATATAAAAAACACTTCCGTTTCTTTTCGTTCCTTTATTGTTAAGCGATCAAGTGACTGTACAAAATTAGTTCCACTAAATCCAAAGTTCAAATAAATTAGTTTATCTGCTTTACTTAAATTAACCCCCATTGCTGAACTATATTGCTGTCCTATGTAATGTTTATCGGTTGTATTAAATTCGTTTAAATTAGTTGTAGCAGTATCGCCAAATACATTTAATAACATTTCTAGCTCCTGTTTAAAATAATAAAATATAGCTAATTTTCCTTTTAGGTTTTCTTTTATGTAAATAGCTTTTGAATTATCAATTATTCCAGTATTTCCACTATCAAAAATTATTGTACCACTTCCTAGCTGGTGTTGTTTACTCATAATTTTTACACCACTATCCGCTATAATTTTTTCATTTTTACCAATTATTATTTTATCTTTTTTTAATTGCTCAATAAGTTTGTATGTTATTGGTTTCATTTCTACAAAAATATTTGTTTTAATAATCACATTTTCAAATCCTGCTTGTTCTTGAGTAAATTTATGAATTATTTTATTAATTTTTGCTTTTATCAAATCGTCTTTAGCTTTTGAATAATCATTGCTTTGTCCGTATGTTGTATAAATAAAATTTGGATTTACATAATCCTTTGCCCATTTATAAAAATTAATATAATCTTTGAAAGGACTATTTTTTGAAATCCAAAATTGATGATACCATTGAGAATAACTTTCACTTGCAGGTGTTCCTGATAAAAAAACCATTTTAGAATTAAAAAACATTTGTTTTAACAATTTAGTTCTAACGCTCGGTTTTGGGAATGCTGAAATAGAATGAGCCTCATCTAATATTATTAAATCGTATTTTCCTTTAACCTTATGTAAACTTTCGTAATTACTAACCTCTAACTCATAATTAAAATTTAAAGCCTTGTAATCGCTTAAAATTGATTCAATAGCTTTTTTCTTTGTTAAGAATAAAACTGATTTGGCATTTACATTTTTTGCTATTTGTAAAGCGGTTAAGGTTTTTCCAGTTCTTTGGGTGTGCTGCAAATAAACTAATCCATATTTATTTAAAATTTCAGTACACTCGTTTGCATTTTTAATTTGATAGTCTCTTAATTTCATGTTGTTTTTATTTTTTGTTTGGAGGTAAAAAGGTAAAAAAGCAAATTTAGTTTTTTACCTCCGTTTTTACCTCCAAAAATTTTTCTAACTAATTGATTTATATATACTTATTTCTATATTTTTCTAAAAGGTAAAAAAGTAAAAAAGAAATATTAAAAACCAGTTGTAAAATATTGTTTTTAATAATCTCTATGAATTTATCAATTTTTACTTTTTGTTTTTTACATCGTGTTAATTGTTTGATAATCAAACGTTATGGAGGTAAAAAAGTGTTTTACTAGTTTTTTACCTTTTATAGTTTTTTACCTTTATTTTAAAATGGAAAATCGTTTTCTTCCTCATTATCAATGTATTGCGTTTTTCTACTAAAAATAAATGGCGTTCCAGTTTTATCTCCAGAAACCTCTCTAATTCCAAAAGGATAGTATTTTTTTAACTTCCCTACTGGAATTTTCATTTCATCTTTTATTACTTTTCTAATGTAAGATATTGAAAATTGATTATTATGATTAAACCATTTTTCTTTTATATCTTTTGCGGTTGCTTCAAAAATTTCCATTGAACAATTATCAAAATAATCATTTATTATTATTTCTAAATCTTTATATAAACCGCTTTTTGATTCTGTTTTAACTTTTTCAAGTGATTCCGTAGCAATTTCTTCTTGCGTAAATACCATCCTAGATTTTGTAAAATCAATTTCTGGCAATTGTCTTAAATATTTTAAAAATTTTGGAATTTCGTTAAACAATTCAATTTCAATATTTGTATTTAAAGACTGAATAGGTTTTATTTTTCTAATCCAAAATCTTACTTCTTCTTCGTCAATTTTCATAAAATCATTTTCTTTATTTGTACAAAGTATTACTTTACCAAAAAATGGTATTGAATATTCAGAAACAAATTTTTGAGAAACAGAAATACTTTTAGCGGTTGCAATAGATTTTAAACGCTCAACGGTAGTATTTTTTTCTATTACTGTCTCATCAATCATTATTATATTTTTAGTTGCGTAAATCGAGTTAAAACCCCTAGCAACATCATCTGGAGAAATCAATACAGTATTTTCTCCGTATATCATATCAATCCAATTTAAAAAAGTAGTTTTTCCAGTACCTCTTTCAGTGCTAACAAGTGCTAATATTGGCAAAATTTGTTTAGGATATTCGTATAATAACTTCATATATTTTAAACCTAGTGTTAATTGCTCACCAAAAATATGCTCCATTAATCCTAAAGAATAATTAATATCATTTCCATTTACCGGGCCATTAAATTCAGTATGAGGAAATTTACAATATAAATTATAGCAACTATCTTTTGATGGTAAAAAATTAATATTATCCGGAATAATATCAAAGTCATCAAATTTATAAATATGATCTAAAAACGCTGCGTCATGGTCTTGTTTTATTTCTTCTTTTTTCCAATGTTTTAATAAAACAGATTTACCACCGTATCTATTTTCTTTTAAAATAGTTTTATAATAATCAGTTCCTACTCTAATGTATGGTATATCTTGTTTCATTAAATAAAAACGAATAAAACTCATAGCTGAATGATAATCGCCTTTAAATCTAACCTTACAAAACAACATAAATTTAGTGCATTTTGAATTTGTAGCAATATCAAAATAATCATCATTATTAACTTTTATAATTCCATTTTCTAATAAGGTAAAAATAGATTCATTTTGTTTTTTTACGGTTGCGACTTCTTTATCATTTTTATAAAAATGATTTTTATCTAATTTGAACACTTCTTTAAAATCTCCAAATAAATTAAACCAATCCACTGGATTCATTTCTTTACTTTTTGATTGATCTTTAAATTTTTCCATAATTATTTTATAAATAGTGGACTTTGTTGTCCTTTTGTAATCATTGTTTTAGCTGTAGTTTTGTAAACTTCTGCCATATTTAGTCCTTTGTCTTTTCTTGATAAATAGGCATTTGAATTTATGCATTTATCAATTAAAATTATTGCATCGCTTTCACTAATATATCCAGCACTAACATAACCGCCTAATGCAAACGAGGCTGCTCTTAATTGTGGATGTCCGTTAAAATTTATTTTAGATATTGAAGAATAAACTATTTTTTCTATACTACTTGACTTATCGTTTATAAAATATTGTTTTACAATTGGTTTTATAATTGGAATTATTTTTTTTGTAAATGTAGTATAATCATTTCTAAATAAAATATTTTTATCGTAACTCATAAACATTGGTAAAACACAATTTTTAGGCGATATGTCAAAACCTTTATAAATAGAAAATTCATTTTCAACCGCATTAAAATAATGTTTAAATTCATCTACTGAATTACATATTGGTATTTTTAATAAAGCCCTAACTCCTTTTTTAGAAGCTGAAAGCCATGTACAAATAATAAAATTATATTGATTAAAAAGAGCCTGTTTAAACTCTAACGCATAATCTGTTTCTAATCCATCAAAATCAATAGTAAGTAACCCTGTGAAACTTTCAATATTAGAATAACGTCTAGTATTTTTAACAATAACGCAAGGTGTAAAATAATATAATTCACGTTTTAAACGATCTTTTTCTACTTTGTTTTGATTTTTTGAAGCTATTTCAATTTCTTTAAAAATAGCCTCAAATTTTCCTTTTGGATTAACCATAGAATTAATCCAATAATACAAATCGACAAACCCTAACGGCTTGATGCTTTTTATATCGTTATTATAATACTGAAATTTCATTTAGTTTTTTATAATTTTCTAAATGTAAACCCTTAATATTTTGCGTTTGCCAGTCTTTTTCAGTAGTAAAAATAACTTTATTACTAAACGAAAAATAAAAACTACGATCAAAATTTCTTCTTACTTCACCGATATTAAAACCGCCTAAAACTCCATTAAATGTATGATGCTTATTATATTTTGTATGTCTGTCCTGATGGTGTAATAAATGTGAATTATCATTTTGAAAATGTTGAAATAAATTAGATTTTACATTTAATTCTTTTTCAAATTCATTTAAAATAAAATAATTATAACTTAATGCTGGGCAAATAAAAATAGGTATTTTTATAAATTTTGAACCATTTTTATAAACATCAAATTCGAGTTCTGAATAATTCATAGCCTGTAAAATATATTTAGCTATTTTTTCACCTCTTTTTTTATCAGGTCTTTTAGCTTCAATTCCAAAAAATATTTCAGAGTTTGGAATTTGCAAAACTAAATCAATTCTTTTTGTGCCACATTTTGACCTACATTCTTTTTTTACTATAAAATATTTTTCAAATTCTTTTACAATAAGATTTACAAAATCTGTTTCTGTTATTACATTATTTTTTTTCATGGTTTTAAAAATTTACATTTATACTCTCTTTGATTCGTGTAATATTCAATAACATGACTTTTAATGTTATCGTGATTATTCACATTTTTTTTAAATACAAAAATTAGAGTATTTTTCTTTTCAATAACGATTGAAAAATGTTCTCTAAATTCTGAACTTTCATCTAATAAATTAAACTCAAAATTTGATTTTTTTAATTTGTAATACATAATTTATTTTTTAAATTAATAAATCCGATACATCCAGCCTATTGTGAGATTTGGCTTTCTGTATCGGATTTTTATAATATTTTTAAATGTTCGTAATAAATCTCACTAAATTACTCCTGCAAAGATACTAGTATTTTTCTATAAATAGTATTTATTTTTTAATGAATAGTATATCTGTTATTCGTTGGAGGTTTTTCATATTAAAACAATGATAATTGCATTTCTTTTTTAACTGTTAAGTCATTAATAATTTCATTCCTACGAATTAAAGTATTTTTTAATTGATTTATCCAGTATTTTTTTTGATATGGAAATTGATTTTTTTTAATAAATGAAATATACATTAAAATTTGCCATTGCATAACCTCTTTATAATACCTCTTTGTCATATCAATTCTTTTAAATAACGCCCCAAGTTAATGAGGCGTTTTGTTAGTGTTAGTTTTTTTCGATTTTCCAACCCTTTACCGAATTAAAATATTTAGTTTCTCCTTGGGGATTAACCCACTCTCGACCCCCTAAATTGATTGATACTTTTACCGATTGACCTACTTCGTAAAAATCTAATAAACTTCCTTTATCCTGTGGGAATTCAATCGCAATGCTTTGCGGATATTGTTCTTCAGTTGATATTACCAATTCTCTTTTTTTATACGATGCACTAATTTCTTGAGTCGCTCCGATTACTTTAATCGTTCCGATTACTTCCATTGTTGATTTGTTTTAATTTTGTTAATGTATTCATTTTTAATTTCGATTACTTCCTGTAATCGTTCTTTTATTTTCTCAATCATAACTTCGTCACGTTCAACGATAATTTCATGATGGTATTCTGTTCCCTCGTGAACTAAATAATTAAAAAAATACGCCTTGTTTCTATCCGTGGATAACATTTGCATCTGCATTTGAGCGTAATACTTCGGATCAACTTCATTTGTAGCTACTAATTTAAAAAATGTACTCGATTTCGGGCATTTAATTTCTAAGATTGCATTGTCTGAAACTAAACCATCCGGAGAAGCTCCCGAGTGTTCGCAATTATCAAAGAAACCGCAGTTAGTTACTTCTAAAAACTCCAAAGATTTAATTTCTTTAAACTTTGCAAACGCTAGAGGTTCTGTGTCAATCCCGTTTTGCATGTCAAAGCTAATATAATTCTCTTCAAACTCTCCATAAAGCGACTCAATAGCTTTATCAATAGCGTAATTTTTACCAGTTTCTCCAATTCCACGAACTCCAAGAATTTTAATAATTTCGGAGGCGGTAAATTTCCCGTACCGTTGTTGTTTCCAACTGTCTATCCTTTGTAATTGTTCCATTTTGTTTCAATTTCTTTAGTTAATGTATAATTTTTAGTAATCATTTCAATAGTTGCATTAGCTTTCTTTGCGGCTTCAAAATTTGCCTCGGTAAAGTTTGGCAATACTTTATTTAAAACTGGCTGTAATGGCTTAATTCGTATCCCGTCGGTAATTGCTCCCATCATTTTAACATTACGGTCCACAAACAACTCGATTAACATACCTTTCCAATTCTCTATAACGTGGCATTCTTTACCAACTAATCCATTTTTCTTTGCAAATCCTGCTAAAATTTTGTTATTAGTAGAATTTAATTTTAACGGTTTAATATTTTCTACAAAATGTAAAAATATACCGTCCATTTTAGTACCTGAAACATCAACATTTGTTTCATACTTTACTTCCTTAATGCTGAAAATCAATTTAATTCCAGCAGTTTCCATAGCATCTAAATCAGCACTCGCAAGGTGTGTAGATTTACGATATTGTCTCCAGTCGGTTTTAGTTTCCATTTTCTGTAGTTCTTAAAATTGATAATCCATTAAATTTTTCATACCAGTAAAGCATACTTTTAGTGCTTTCCTCTGCTTTTTGTGTTTGTTTAATCAATTGGCTTTCTAATTGCTCAATTAACAACATTTTTTCTTGTAAAATTTTTAATAATGTTTCCATTTTTTTTAAATAAATACCCGAACTAAAAGAGGTAAGGCACTCTTAAAATTCGGGATTTGTTTTTTTCGTTCGACCGCCTTACTTGTCGTTTTGTTTTGCAAATATAATACTTTATTTTAATTAAATGCGTTTTTATTTAAATATTTTGATCCTCCCAAAATATT